AGGCCATGCGTCAGGCTGTTGCTGCGGCGGGGCGCAGCGTCATGGTGCCGCCCTTGGAATCGAACCGGCCGTGTCTGGTCACACGCGCCGCGCACCAAATTGCGCTCAGGCGGTATAATAGAAGCAGCCCGCACACCATGCGGTCAATCGTCAAGGATGACATGGTGCGGAGGCTGCGTGTATCGGGCGGCCTTTCCGGCTCTGCCGATGGTATCATTTTACACCGGAAGAGAGTGAACGCACAATGAACGGATACTGCACAGTTTCAGAGTTTCAGGTGTTCAATGGCCCGGCGGCGCAGGGCGAAAATGCCACGGGAAGTGAAATTCATGTCTGCGGCTACCTGCTCCCATTTCAGGCAGTCCAGATAGTATTTGCGAAGAGCGCAGTATTCGGCGGAGTCCAGCTGCACAAGCACGGCATCGATCTCCGCAAACAAGGCATCAAGAACTGCCAGCTGCGCGTAGGCACGGCGCTCAGCCTCTTCCTGACGCTCTACTGCCCGGGCGAGGCTCTGCCCATCCTTGCTGCCGCCCGGCGCAGCGCTGAGGTTCTGGGTAGTGTGCCGGGTGGCTTCCTGCGCCTCTGCCAGCCGGTAGGAGAGCCGCTGGTAGAGCTTTTCGGCTTCCCGATAGCGGGAGAGCCAGCTTATTTTCTCTTCGTAGGTCATGCCAGCTCCTCCATCTTGTGCAAATCGATTTTGTCAAGGCTGCCATGCTGCACGATGGAATTTGCGGTATGTACCACTCTGGTCATCCCAAAAAGTATTTCAGAATCGCATTCCGACTCTTTTGCAACCTTGCACAAGATATTGTTGAGTACAATGAGTTCCAGACCGCTCAGCTCTACCGTGGCAGAGCCAGCGTCCTTCTTTACATCATCGCGCTGATTCAATGATTGGATTCGCATTTGTTTGCTCCTTCTGCATGAAACATATCGGTCTGAGCCGTGTATGCCTTGTAGCGTTCTTTCTGCAGGAGGAAATACTCCTGCGAAATTTCAAACCCGGTGAAGTACAAGCCAGCATCATAGGCGGCAATCCGACTACTGCCGCTTCCAACATGAGTGTCAAGAATCATCTGTCCCGGCTTGGCATATTTCTGAAAAATCCAGCTATACAATGCTACCGGTTTCTGAGTCGGGTGGATGCGCTTTTCATTCAGGCTTTTGTTTCCCTGCATGATATGCCCTTCGGAAATGCTCTTGCCCTGCATCATGCCGTTCCACATATACCGGAACAGGCGGACAGAATCAAACAGGTCGGTTGCAGCAATTTCGCAGTCAGAAAACGAAGTCCCGCCGTTGCACTTGTCCCAAACGATTCTGCCGGGTGCAAAGTGATAGTCGAAGTAGTTGCAGCCCCATATGATGTAGTGCTTGCTCACACGAAGCAGCTCGTTGAAGTAATCTTTTTCGGGAACATCCCATTTCGGGGTGATAGGATAGTCGCGGTATACGCCAGTTTTACTGACACGTGAGCCATAATACCCTCGGTGTTCCGGCCCGCTGAAATATGGTGGATCTACCACAGCAAGGTCAAAAAGCTTATCAGGAAAAGCTTTCATTCCCTCCATGCAGTCCAGATTGAAGCAGATGCTTGGTTCTGATTTATGCGCTTCCATCATCACACTCAGATGCTCCTTTCTTTTTCAACGGTCGCCTCCGCCCAGCATTCTTGAGAAAATCGTTCCCGCTCGGCTCGGTACGGTCAACCCGGAGATTCCGTCCGCTGCTGATGGGGTGAAGCCTGCGGTACTCTTCCACAGACCTGCACCCCTGCGCCTCGGTCTCTTCCAGTGCTTTACGGATATACATCCAGCTGTAGGCACCGAGGTCGGCACACCTGCTGATGATGGCCAGCACCAGCTCTTCTCCCAGCCGGTCAGCATATCCGGTCAGTTGGGCTTTCCCTTGGGTGCTCAGCTTGCAGATACGCTGCTCGAACTCCATGACTACGGGGGATGTCGTCTTCGTCGGAGTCGGCTCGGGCGTCGCGTACGCAGACGACGACTGTCTTGTTTTCTTTGTTATCTTTGTTAAGTCTTGGTTAGGAGTTGGTTGATTGCTGGTTGATTGCTTGGTTGAGCCAATAATTTCAGTGTAATTATTTATCGCGATAACGCTGTATCTTGGCCCTGTTTTGCTGGTTATACAGTTGGTTGACTGCAAATGCATAAGTGCCGTCCGAACGGATTGTTCAGACATTCTGAGCTGTTTTGCCAGCTTTGCGCGGCTCGTGACCAGCTCACCGGGGTGGATGGTGATGCCCTGCCACTGCTTTTCCTGCCAGTTTGAGGTGAGCAGCAGGTGGATGAACAGCCGGGCAGTGTTGGGCTCCGAATACCATTCCCAGTCGGTCAGGCCGCGCGGGATGGCAACGAAGCCGCGAGAAGGGTCAATGCCCACGGTCTGACCTCCTTTCGAATGGAATGCCCGTATCGCCAGATAGCACAGCGGCAGCGGTTAGAAGGGGAGGTCGTCACTGTCATCAATGATGGAAAAGCCATCAGAATCGTGTGCTTCTGCGTCGGGGACAGCGACCGGCTGACCATCGGGTGATTTGCGTTCGGCGCGATAGCTCTGGCTGGCAAAACTGGTCTGTTGGGCCTGCGGAGCACTCTGTGCGGCCTTTGCTTCCTGAACATGATTTGCTGTCTGTTGGTCAAAATCCTTCACGACAGCCCGCTCTGCGGCCTTACTGCCGCAGAAGCTCACGTTACTGGCGACGACATCAACTTTGGTGCGGTTGTTGCCGTTCTTGTCCTGGTACGAGGTCGTCTGCAAGCTGCCTTCGACTGCGATCATGCTGCCCTTCTGGAAATACTTACAGACGAACTCGGCGGTCTGCCGCCACGCGGTGACATCGATAAAATCGGCCTTGCGCTCTTCGCCCTGCCGGGTAAAGCTGCGGTCAACCGCGACGCGGAAGCTGCACACGTTGGTGCCGTTCTGGGTGGTCTTCAATTCCGGTTCGTAGACCAGACGGCCCATCAGCGCAACAACATTAAGCATGGGCCGCACCCTCTTCCTCGGCGTCGCCAGCGCCTACCTCGTAGTCGATGTTAGCGCCCATCAGGACCTCCGGACACTCAGCGCGGGCAAAGTAAGCGGCGGCGCGGTACTTGAGCATCATTTCGGTCATCTTGGGCCAGTAGCTGCCATTCTTGTCCCACCACCCGGCATCCTTTGCCATCTTGACCGTGACTTTCGGGCCTTCGACCTTTTCGCCGGTGAGCTTGTCCACGCCGATCAGGCGGCAGCCCCAGTTGTCGGTGCCTTCTTCGCCCTCCATGCGGTAGCGGGTGCGGCCTGCAAACTGGCCGCTGTTGTCGATGAGGGCTTTGCAGCTCTTGCCGCTCCATGTGGGCATACCATGGACGACGTAAAGGTTCTGCATGACGAAGAGATGAGAAACGCCCATGCGCAGGGCCATCTCGCAGGCGATAGCGCACGCGCCGGGATTGCCGGTGTAGGTCTGGGGCAAGAAGCCTGCGGGAAGCTGCGCCATAGCGGCGGCTTTAGACTTTGCAAGCATCCAGTTGCGCTCGTCAACGGTCAATCCCTGCACCTTCTCGGCGTAGCTCTGGCGCTGCTGCAGCTGGATAGGTGCTGCAGGCGCAGGCACCTCTGCACTCTGGACGACAGCTGCATTCTGGTCGAGCATCTCGATAGGGGTCTGGTTTTTCTCAGGCATGATGAATTTCCTCCTCGGTAAATTTAATATCGATGATATTGGCGTAACGCTTGATGGCGTCAAGCTCGGATTTAGTGCAGCGGAAGACGAGCTTCCGGTCACGCGGCTCTTCTCTGTGAGTAAATCGGGCGAAGAAATCGTCATCGTACTCGTCCAGTGTGTAACCATTACCGTGGCCAACGCCCGGCTGCACAAGGCTGACAGTGTAGGGATTCTGCGCCGGGCCTTTGTAGTTGTCCGGCATCCCACGAATGACGGCCTCCCGTAGCATGGTGCGGTACTCGGTCATGTAACAAAAATCTATGGATTCATACGGCTCAGGCATGATTTCTTCGCCAGCAGCGGCATGAACGATGTCGATGAGGCACATGAGCTCACCGACCCGGCGATAAATCGAGTCGATTGTGCGGCGGGTCTCCTGACTGCCCAGCTGATGGCTGCGGGCGAAGCCGGTGAACAGAGCCACAGCATAGTTGACGTCGCTGGTGAGCTTGTTGCCGGTGCTGATGAGTCGGAACAGCACATTGTCGTTCCCGATGTACTGAAAAATGCCCTCGGCCTTGTTTGACAGGTCTTTGATTCGCGCTCTGCGGGCTAACGGATTACTCATCTTCCTCACCTCCGTCATATTCCGGCGGCTGACGGCAGAGCCGGGCCGCTTCCTCACGGATGCTGTTCAAGGTTTCACATAAGCTGGCAAAGGTCGTTTCCAAGTCCTCGCCGACCAGGCGGGAGTAACTGCCCTTTCCGGTGTCCCATGCACGGCGGCAGGAGAAGGCGATGCTATTGGCGTTTTCGAAATCTGCCTGTGCAGCGTCGCTGATTTTGGAGTGGAGGGCCGCTACCTGCTTTTTCAGGTCTGCGTTGTCCTTGGCAAGCTCTGCGTTCCGGGCATCTGCAAGGCCCCGTGCCTTTTCTGCAGCGCGACGGTCAACTTCTTCTTCGTCGATGACGCCCACGATGGGCTGCTTCCGGGCGGCTTCGGCCTCGGATCTCCACTTGTCGGCCCGACGATTGGCCGCTTCGGCTACCTGACGGGAGCCTTCCAGCTGGCTCTCGGCGGTTTTGGCACGCTGCTCGGCCTTGCTCTGCATCTTCCATGCTTCCTCTTCCCGGGCTTCGGCGGCGTCTAAGCGGCTTTTGAGCTGATCGTTCTGCTCGGTCAGACCTTTAATATCAGCATTTGCGGCCTCCAGCTGTGCATTGGCGGTATTCATTGCGTCCCGCGACTCCTGCTCCTGAATGCAGGCGCTCTTCAATCTGGCCTGCGTTTCGTTCAGCTTGTACTCTTTGGCCTTGAGCTGGGCTAAAAGCTCCTGCACCCGCTGGCTGTCTCCGGCAGCTTCGACCACCTGCGCGGCACACCCGCTGCGGGCGATGAGGTTCAAATCTTTGCGGGTCAGCTCGGGCAGCTGTTTTAATTGGTCAATCGTTGAACCATTAAAAGATTCTCCGGTCTGCACCATATTCCATGCACCCGACTTGCTCATACCCTTGCTCTCATACCACTTTGTCCATGTACCGCCGCCATACCGCCCCGCCTTGGCAGTCAGAGCGTGGATGCGGGCGAGGTAGATGCAGGAGATCAGGTATTCGTCCTGCGCCGCGCCATAGTGCAGATCAAACTGCTGGTCGGCTTCGGTGGCCTGCTGGGATAAATCGCCCAGAGCGGAGAAGTCAAAGCTGGGGGCAGCTGCGGATGCAAAAGAAGTCTCCGCAGGAACAACAGGGGCCGATGCGCTGCTCTGCGGGGACAGCGCGGGGGTCAAGCCTTTTGCAGCCGCCTCGCCCGCCGAGGTGGTCGGTGTTGCCGCCGCCGAACTGCTGGCAGCAGGGCTTGTCATGGTCGCAGCAGCATCCGCATTCTGGGCAGGTGTACATGAGAAAATCTCCTTTGCTTTTTTGATGTCAGCAAGAATCTTTTCCATTTCCTGCTGCGGTGTCATGTCCTTGCGGCTACCATTCGGAGTAAAGAACTGATCAAGCAGCTCTCTTTTTGCGGCAACGCCTTTCAGATTCTGGGTGCAGGTGATAGTCAGGCAGTAACGGCCATCAGATCCATAGTCCGATGCACGAATATCTTTGGAAAACGAGCCAAAAATCTCTCTGTCTGGATAAGAGTCTTTGATCCAGGAGGAGACCTGAGACAGAAAGTCGAAGTCCAGACTATGCACTCGACAAGTGCATTTATCCTTGATAGAGCCAGCGAACTCTGACGCATAGGTGAGGGTCTTACTCATCCGGCATTCGTAGCCCTGAGTCTCCCGGCTGACAGTTCTAGCACTTTCATCCCATTGATAGTTTCCGTATGGCATGGCGTAGGGGCATCCCCAGCACTCATGGCCGGGTGCATAGCCGGATAGGCGGTTGCCAGTGGTACTGGCATCGGTGGATTTCTTTACTCGCCGTCCGCATTTGCAGATATAGGTAGTCACACTCTCACCTCCGTGTCCTTCAGGCGGTCCAGCATCTCGGCCTGCAGGTCTTTGTTCAGGGGCTGGAAACGGTTATTTCGCCAGCCGTAGCAGAGGATAGTGCCATAGATGGGCTGGCCGCGATAAGTACGGTTCAGGCTCTTGCCGTAGATGGCGTACACCAGCACCGCCGGGGTGCGGGGCAGAACTTTCTGCTCGCAGGGACACTGCAAAAGCGCTTCCATGCCCTGCAGCGTGTCCGGCAGGGTAGTCACGACCGGGTCTTTGCCCGGCTCGATAAGAATACCTTTCATCTCTTGCTAAAACCTCCAAAGTGTGTTATTCTTCGGGGTGATGGGGCGTTCAAACTCATCATCCCTTTGCAGGCTCGCCGGTGTTCCAGCACCGACGGGCTTTTTTGCGTTCATGCGTCCCTCCGATTCTGCCGGTACTCCGGCTCTTCGGGGCGGGCGTGGCGGCGGTCGATGTACTTGCGGCGCTGAGCCTCGCGCTCTGCGGCATGGTCGCCCAGCCGGGCAAAGAACAGCGCCAGCAACAGCAGCACCATCGCGGTGATGAAGTCGGTGTCGGAGATGACACCGAGGGCCTCGATGCTGCCTGCAAAGCCAAGTGCGTACAGCATCCCGACGGCACCGCTGGCCACCGCCAGCCAGTACCAGACGCCAGATTTGATTCTCATGCGGATGCCTCCTTTTTATTTCTGCGGCACACCCAGCTGCACCAGCAGGGCGGGGACGTTGATCATGATGCACCGGCCACTCTTGAGGTGAGGAATGGTGCCTTTATCGAGCTCTTTGCGCAGGTAGTATTCCGAAAGCCCGGTGGCCCGGGCAGCATCACGGACATTCATGAATGGGGTAGAAGGGACGGGAGGAGTATGATTCCTCATAGTGGTCACTCCTTTTTCTCGGTGGTGAAGATGTCGGCCATGATCTGGTCGAACGCGGGCAGGCCAAAGGCGACGATTTTCAACTGGTCAATGCGGCTGTCAAGCTCGACGGTGCGCACCTGCCCGAACTCGTGATTTTCAAAAATTTGTAAGTCGTTCAAAATTTTGACCTCCTTGTGGCTGGCTCCCTTCTGCGGTAGAATAGAGGGACAGAAGGGAGGTGAAAAATATGCAGATGATTCCTGTTTCTTCGTCCGACCTCGCAGCAGTCGGATATGCAGGCACTACGCTTTGGATTTCATTTCATAGCGGCGGACTATACGAGTATTCTGGTGTGCCGCAAAGCGTCTATGAATCGCTGATGAACGCTCCGTCAAAGGGTAAGTATTTTCATGCGTACATTAAGCGCTCGTACCCGTATCGCAGAATTGGTTAATCAATGACCACGAGCACAATGGCGGGGCCGTTTACCTTGACTTCGGCATCTTGGTAGGGCTCTGCTATTGTTGCTTCTACGCCTTCCCGATTGGATAGTTCTGCAACGAGCTGTGCTGTCGGCACATTTTTCAGCGCCCAGCGTTCCGCTTCCGACGGTTCGCTGGGCTTTTTGTTGTTGTCCATGTGGTTCACCTCCTTTCACTGATATTGCGTAAACGTAAGTTTACGCGAAAAAAATAGCATCGGTCTCCTGCGGAGTAAGATGCAGTGCGGCCCGGAACAACTGAATCTCGTTTCGGGTGAAGTCGGACTGACCACCCATTTTACGGGACAGAGTTGCCGGATTGATGCCCATAATCTGGGCTGCATCTTGAGTTCTTATGCCATGCTCGATACATTTGGCACGGAATAAATCGCGGTTGAACATTTGCTCACCTCCTTTGCGCAAGAACAGTATAACTCTTGCGTATACGTAAGTCAATACGAAAATGCAAGCTTTCTTTGGGAAATTGCAAAAACACATTGCAAAAACGCAATATAATGATATAATGAAGGCAGAAAGGAGCATCAGATCATGGGGAATTACTTAGCTGACCGACGAAAAGCTCTTGGGTTAACGCAAAAGGAAATCGCAGAGCTGGTAGACGTATCAGAAGCAACAGTCTCCCGCTGGGAAAGCGGTGAAATTGCTAATATGCGGCGTGACCGCATTGCAGCTTACGCGAAGGCACTAAAAACCACCCCAAGCTTTATTATGACAGGGGATAGCGCTGATAAAGAACTTCCAGCGGGAGCCACGCTTTATAATGCCCAAAACGTTGCCCCGCTGTTGGGCACTGTCCGTGCAGGGATGCCGATGTATGCCGAGGAAAACATTGAAGATTACATTCCCATCCGGCAGACAGACGGTGCAAAGTATTTCTGGTTGAACATTCGCGGGGACAGCATGAATGCTGCCGGCATGGATGATGGCGACCAGATCCTGGTACGTGAACAACCGGAAGTGGAAAACGGCCAGTTGTCTGTGGTGATGGTCAACGGCAACGAAGCGACTGTAAAATACTTCCGCAGGGAAGGAGATCTCGTGATCCTGACCCCGAAAAGCTTTAATCCGGTGCATCAGCCGCAGATTTATGATCTGAAGAAGATGCCGGTGCGAATTGCAGGATTGGTTGTGGAGTGCCGGAAGGTGTTCCGATAAAATGACGAGGAGGAATTGTAAAATGTCTTTATTTGGCAAAAAGGAAAAGGAAGAGATTGCGCGGTTGAATACGGAAATGCAGAGCCTGCGGGACGCAATGCCATCCGAAAGCCGCACACTGGACGACATCAATCGTGAAATCAAAGCTTCGCGTGAAGAACTCGCTCGTGTCCAAGAAAACCTTGAAAGCCGCAACAGCGAGTTGAAAGATGCCTTGGAAGAACTTCAACAGGCAAAAGACCAGCTCATTGAAACGAACGAAGAAGTTTTGATGCAGAGCTTTGGTCTGTACACTCCACAATATTCGTTCATGAATGCGGACGAGTATAAGGCGCACCTTTTGGAGATTCGCGCGAAGCAGAAGGACATGATCAAAAATAAAACGGCAGTCAGTGGCAATATGAACTGGACAGTCAATGGAAATGCGTCCAAAGGCAAGAAGATGGTCTCTGATATGCAGAAACTTCTCCTTCGTGCATTCAATTCTGAATGCGATGATGTAATTGAACACGTCAAATACAATAATATCGAAGCCAGTGAAAAGCGTATTACTACCTCTAGGGAAGCAATTTCCAAGCTGGGGACCATTATGGAAGTCAGCATCCAGCCGCAATACTACCGTCTAAAAATCGAGGAACTTCATCTTGCTTTTGAATATGCCCAGAAAAAGCAGCAGGAAAAGGAAGAGCAGAAGGAAGCACGTGCCAGAATGCGCGAGGAAGCCAAACTGGCAAAGGAAATTGAGGAGGAACGCAAAAAGCTGGAAAAAGAACAGCAGCATTACCAGAATGCATTGCAGCGTATCAATGCACAGCTTGAAGCGGCATCGGATGTTGATCGCGCGGCCATTGAGGAGAAAAAGGCAGAGCTCATGGCGCAGCTTGATAAGATTGATAAGGAATTTGCGGATGTTGATTACCGCGAAGCAAACCAGCGTGCCGGTTATGTGTATGTCATTTCCAACATTGGTGCCTTTGGCGAAAATGTCTACAAAATTGGCATGACACGCCGCCTTGACCCGCAGGATCGTGTGGATGAACTGGGTGATGCATCAGTGCCGTTTAACTTCGATATACATGCGATGATCTTCTCCAACGATGCCCCCAAACTGGAAGCTGCGCTTCACAACGCCTTTGCTGATCGTAAATTGAATTTTGTTAACCAGCGCCGCGAGTTCTTCAACGTCTCTTTGGACGAAATCAAACAGGTGATTAAGGATAACTATGATAAGTCGGTTGAGTTCGTAGAGCTCGCCCCGGCGGAACAGTATCGTGAATCCCTGAAACTCAAAGAACAGGCAAAACATCAAGTGAATTGAACGATTTTTGAGGATGGATATGAAAGATAAAAAAACTTACAATATGGAATTGCAAACCGGAGAAAAAACAAGCCATAAAGCAGTTAGTCCATATTGGTTTGCGTTTATTCCGGCAGCTGCATTCGCAATTCTGACGATGTATGTTGGTATTTCTGAGAATATGACAAGTGGCGCTATTTTGTTTGTTTCGGTTGTTATTGTTTTTTTGATGATATTTGTTCCGATTTCACTGATAATTTTTATCTTGAGAAAAATTATCAGCGCTATTGAAAAGGCGAAACAGTAAAAAAGCCCACCCATGCTGGAACATGGGCGGGCAGCAATGAAAAGCGCCCCCGGTGCTGGTAACACCGAGAGCGTTTATAGAGTGGCTTGCCCCAGAGGGTACAATCCAACATGAACACCTGTATTGTACCACCTCCGGGCAGGCTTGTCAAAGTGTACCCATATGGAGGTGTATTTTTATGGCGAGTTTCCAGGAGAAACTTGACAAAAACGGAAACCGCATCTACGAGGTGCAGGCCAGCAATGGGCGAGGGCGGCGTGTCTGGCGCACCTTCCACCCAGAGCCGACATGGAGCAAGCGCACCATTCAGCGGGAGCTACAGAAATTCGCCGCTGAATTGGAGCAGCAGTTGGCGGATGGGGAAGTGCTGACCCGTGAAGAGACTGCGCAAAAGGCCGCTGCGGAAGCCGTAGAGGCGGCCAAAATCAAAACCTTCCGGCAATATGCTGAAGCCGTCTATCTGCCAGAGAAAGCCGCCACGCTGGCGGAAAAGACCCGGGCCAGTTATACCCAGCTGTTGGAACAGCATGTCTTTCCGGCTCTGGGCCATGTGCTGCTGCCGGAAATAACTCCGGCCATGATAAAGGCGTTACTTTCCAGTCTGTCAGAGGAGCTTGCCTTCGCCAGCGTGACAAAGGTGTATGCTGTACTACATAACCTGTTTAAGGCTGCCTTGCTGGATGATACGATAGACCGGAATCCAATGGACAAGGTGCCGCGCCCCCGGAAGTCGAAGGATGCGGCCCTTCCTACAGAGCACAAGGCTTTTACTGCAGAGGAGACGCGGTATATTCTGCACTGTCTGGATGGCGAGCCGCTCAAGTGGCGGGCGTTTATCCTGCTGCTTATCGATACGGGCTGCCGCCGGGGCGAGGCCTGCGGGCTGCAATGGCAGTCGGTGGATTTTGATACCAATACGATCACCATCGAGAGGAATCTACAGTACACCTCCGAGCGGGGCGTGTACGAGACTCTGCCCAAAAACGGCAAGACCCGCGTTGTAGACATCTCGTCTGACGTGGCCGCGCTTTTGCAGGAGCTGCGGCAGAGTCAGCTGGTAACGGTGCGCTGGGTGTTTACGCAGGACGACAGCCCGGAGCCTATGCACCCAGACACTCCAACTCGTTACTTCCAGCGATTTGGCAAACGGTATGGGATAGAGCACTTCCACCCGCACAAGCTGCGTCACACGTCCGCCAGTCTTGCCATCACCAACGGTGCCGACGTGGTAAGCGTCGCCGCACGGCTGGGGCATTCTGACAGCAGCACCACGCTGCGGATGTACGCTCATGCCAATGAGGATAGCATCCGTCGGGTCGGTCAGACCGTAAGAGAGGCCTTGAAGCAGCCAGAAAAGAGAAAGGCTTGAATTTAATGCTGCTTCGTTGCGTCTCTTGACGACTCGTATTCGCCCTATAAACAGGATGCTTAAAAACCGCAACTTGACCGCAACAAAAACCGCAACATCCTCGAAAAATCGAAGTAATTAACGAGATTGCACGATACAGCATCAGACAAATAAAATGATTGCATCACGCAATTTATTTGACAATGAAACAACACGACACAACACGTTAAAAGTCCCTTTTATAGCTCGTAATGAGCAGGTCGTCCGTTCGAATCGGATCAGTAGCTCCAAAGTAAAATCCCCGAAAAGTGGCTTCACGCCTGACTTTTCGGGGATTTTTGTTTGGCTTGGAAAATGCTTTTCGAGGGGGATGTGGGCGCTGATTGCCCTAATTTCGCGGAAAGTTTTTTGAAATGCAAGCCCAAAAGGGCAAGAAACAAGTCGGCCGGGTGCTGGCAGAGAAGGCTGCGTTATTTTCCTGACTTGCGATAAAACGGGAAGGAAACGATACCGCCAACCGGTATATGACTCGTCCAAGGGGGTATTTTATTACTCTTCGTTGAATGCTTCCTCCTGCGCATGGAACCGCTCGAGGAAGCTGTGCTCCACACCCTCGGACTTGTAGCCGGGCATGGTATCCAGCGCCACTGCGTGGATGCTGCGGAAGATGCTGTTCTCGATGTTGGGGTTATCCCGCTTGAGGCGGCGGAGCAGAATTTTCGTCTCCTGCCGCTTGGAGCCGCCGCCGCCGTTGTCGCACATGGTGCAGTTTTCGGTAAAGCGGCAGGCGCACTGGATGAATTCCAGCTCATTGTAGCGCTTCCACGCCAGAATATCTTCCTCGCGGATGCAGTACATCGGGCGGATGAGGGTCATGCCGGGGAAGCTGGTGCTGTGGAGCATGGGCGGCATGGCCTGCAGCTGGGAGCCGTAGAACATACTCATAACGGTCGTCTCGATGACGTCGTTGAAGTGGTGGCCCAGTGCGATTTTGTTGCAGCCCAGCTCCTTGGCCTTGCTGTAGAGGTGGCCGCGGCGCATCCGGGCGCAGAGATAGCAGGGGTTCTTGTCGGTGTTGTTGGCCACAGAGAAGATGTTGCTCTCGAAGATGGCCACAGGGATGTGGAGCAGCTCGGCGTTGGACTCGATCTTCTGGCGGTTTATCTCGTTGTAGCCGGGGTCCATCACCAGAAAGACCAGCTCAAACGGCACATCGCTGTGGCGCTGAAGCTCCTGCATCAGCTTTGCCATCAGCATCGAGTCTTTGCCGCCCGAGATGCAGACGGCGATCTTGTCACCGGCCTTGATGAGCTCGTAGCGCTTCACCGCTACGATGAAGGGAGTCCACAGCTCCTTGCGGTATTTTTTGATGATGCTCCGCTCAATGAGCTGGTAAGGTTCCATTTCGCGTTTCATGGCTCTGTCCTTTCTTTTTTCTCACAGCTGGGTCAGCCGGGTGCAGCAGGCGTCAAAGGCGCGGAGAAAGCCGTCCAGCTCCTCCTGCGTGGTCAGGTGGCTCAGACTGATGCGCCACGAGGAGAGGGCATTCTTCCGGTCGCGGCTGACGGCGAACACCGCCCGGGAGGGCAGGCCGTCCGACGAGCAGGCCGACTTGACCGAGACGCAGACGCCCTCCGCGTCCAGCTCCCGCTGGAACACGGTGCCTTTGACGTTCTCAACGCTCAGGTTCAGGATGTGGGGGATGGCACTCTCCGGGCTGTTGATGCGGACCTTTGGGTACTTGCTCAGAGCGGTGCGGAGATACAGGTTTGCCTCTTTCACCCGGGCAGAACGCTCCGGCAGCTCATTTACCGCAGAGCTCAGAGCCGTCTCGAGGGAGGCCGCCAGAGCTACTGTAGGGGTGCCGCTGCGGTAGATGGTGGTGCTTTCGCCGCCGTGGATGAGAGGCTC